GCCAGTGTCAGTGCACTAATTAGCAGCGGGTGCGGTATGGATCAATCCCTGTACCTCCGCACACTGTGCTGCACGCCCCGAGAGGCAGAATGTTGGGCTATGCAAACGCTAGCTGTCCGAGAGCTTTGCCCTCCTGAGCAATCTTGCCCACATCGGCTACGACGTCCGCGATGTCCTTGACACCGGGGCCCGCAGCCACTGCCTCCCGCATCATCCGATTCCAGATGCCCTCAGGGGCAACCTCGTGATGGATGTGGCCAGCAGACGCAGGATTCCTCAAATCGAAGCGCACTCGCCACTCGGTGGTGACGAGGTACTCCAAGATGAGTGGGTCCGGTTCTCCACCGCCCGTGTTGTAGACAAACATCGGAGCCCAGCCGGTAGGCTCGGGCTCGGATGTGGCGTTCCAGGTGTGAGGGCCGTCGGTCTTGACTTCGAGATTATCGAAGTCAGACACGTCGCTCATGTTCAGCGGATAAGAGCTCATCTGAACACCCTTCAACGCCAGCTTGCCTGCTGACAACATGCGTGGGGCCTGGAATTGAATGGCCTCATCGGCCCATTGCTCCCAGGTCCGTGCAGAACCGCCCACGTTGGCCTGCGTGCTCATGACGCCCCCGTAGATCATCCCAGCTGTCGTGTTTAACGCTTGGGGATTCATGATCTGAACGGTCACTGCCGAGGGGACAACGGTGCAACCTTCGCCGAGATCGGCCATGTTATGGCAGATACGGTAGGCGTTGCTGCCGCCGCCGATGGCTTCTGATCCGTTCTTACAGAAGTAGCAGACGTCGTTGAGCCACGTGCCGTTTCCTGGGCGCCGGAAGGTGCCGAAGATGAGGACGCGTGCGTCAGTGCTGAACCGTCTGGTGGTTCGGATGGTGAGGTATGGGCCGACCGCGCGTGGCAGAGGCAAGTGGTGCGGCAATCTTGCGTCCCAGCAGCGAAAGTCTGCTGCGGGACGAGATCCGACCGCTCTGCGTGGCACGGCGCCCACACCTTGCGCGAGTACCGCATTTGCATTGGACCTTGCGGTGCG